GGCTTGACCTGCGTTGTTGGCGTTGTCGTAGTTGTTGGCACCGTCGGGGTTTCCGGCTTTGCCGGTCCTACCTTCACTTTATCCGGCGTAGCCATATAAGAGCTGGAATTAAACCATTCTGTTTGAGTAGTTCCATTCTCTGTTACTGTCTTATACACATCCACTTCATATCCGGTATGCCCCTCCACATAAAGCACACGCTGGCCCGGGGCTAATGTAGCATCTTCCTTTACCTCTTCCTTAGGCTTATCAATGACCCGTGTAACCACATAATCAAAGCTAACGCTGCGTGACGGATCATGAATCTCTGTACCATAAATGGATGCGCCGATCTCTCCGCCGCCGCACCACATGACAATATAAATGGGATGTCCAGAGGTATTTTTAAACTTAAAATCAATATACCCCTGTGCAACTGTTGCATCCAGCCCCATTGGAACATAATCAGAGGGGAAGGAATGGCAGTCCCTTTCTACAATTTCCAACTCGGCACGAATGACAGCATTATACAGAGTCGTACTCACCTGACAAAGACCGCCGCCGAGTCCCGGCACATACTCATCGCCCACAATCACGCTGGCCTCGTGATATCCATTTTCTACTGTAATCGGCGCTACTGTATTATTAAATGACAGAACCTCATCCGGCATTAGGATAGTCCCATTCACCTTACTGGCTCCTGTAATCAGATTCTGCTCACGTCCATAATTGCTGGTGCTGTAATATGTGCTGTAAGTACCAATTCTATCATGAATGGAAGATAATTTTTCGGATGTTTTTTCCGGAAGCACTTCGTCCATTACTGGTGTAACTGTTTGATTATTTTCTCCATGAGAAAGTGCTTTTTGAAGCTCTTCCATTGTTTTCTGTCTATTTAAAATCAAGCCCTTTTTCTCTGCAGTAACAGAAAACTCACTTCCATTTGCCTGAATGACGGCATCAACCGGCTGCACTTCTACTTCCTTCGCAACTGTATCTAAAATTGCCGTCAGCTTTGTTTCGTCCAGTACAACACTGAGCGACATATCCTCTGCCTGATTTTTCAGCTTTTCAATCACCTGTCTGCGCTGCCGAAGATCTCCGCTGCGTCCGATTGCATAAGCCTGCTCAGCCATTGTTTTAGCATCGGCCGCTGCTCCCAGCTCTTCAAAGGTATAGGTCCATTTTTTGTCCCCATATTGGAGCGTGACCTTATTCCCGTGCAGCTCGCCATCAAGAGCTTCCTCCAGTGCGGCTTCCGCTTCCTGCTGCGTCATACCGCTTAAATCAATTCCCATCACCTTAACGCCGGGATAGATCGTATTCACATTTAGCTCCTGCTCCATCTCTTTTCCCAGCTTCCACAGATTTTGATACATCAGCTCCTGCCGCATTTCTCCGCTGGATGTTCTCTGCTTTATACCACAGATGATAGCAATCATTATAATCAAAGCAAGCACGCCCGCAGCAGCTGCTGCCATCCATTTTTTACGATTCATCTTCAATTCCATCATTCCCTCCAAATATATATACTTAATCTAAAAAACTAAAGTTAAAAAGTTAAAATCCCTGCGCGATTTTTGTTTCCCTTGTGCAAAGGCGGCTCAGGGGCTTGATTAGCCTAAATTACCTTGCCGCCTTTATTATACCATAGTGATATCGGAGTTTGCTGCAAAGCAGCAAACTCATAAGGCGGCTCAGGGTCTTGATTAACCTAAGTTGTCTTGCCGCCTTTATTATACCATAGTTTAGCCCGATTTACAACGCTTGAAAACACCGATATTTTCAAGGTTGTTCAATATATAATGCTATATAATGCGGGCAAAATATGGGGTAATTAGTAACAAATTAGTATCACCAAATCACCCCAAAAGGGCGTTCACTTTTGCCTGAACTGCATTGTAATCATAACCCGCTGCAATCAAGCGTTTTTTGCGTTCCTCACCATTGCCCCACTTACCCGCAATTACTTCACGGGCAACTTCATCAATGGATTTCTTTACCGGGGAAGTTGTAACTGCTTCACCTTTTTCTATGGTGATGTAGGTGTCAAATCCGGCTGCTTTCAGTTTTGCCGCCATAGCATCAGCATTTTCTTTCTTGCTGTATGCACCAACCTGAATTTTATATAAACCGCCAACTTGAACCATATAGGTATCAAAGCCCGCCGCCTTTACTTTTGCAAGCTGTGAATCGGCGTTTGCTTTGTTCTTATATGCCCCGGTCTGTACCCGGTAAAGAGTGCCGGAAGGGGAAGGTTGCGGGGTTTCGCCACCCAAACGGGAAGTAACCTTTGCCGCAAGATCGCCCAAACGATTATAAAGCCAATCGCCGGGGCAACTCTTATTTGCAAACCAGCGGTGAACGGTGATAATCATTTCATCCGCTTTCGGCTCATAGGCAAGGGTTTTGTTCTTATCCCCGAACCAAAGCAATTTTTTCTTCCCGTTACGCTTGCAAATATCGGTGCAAAGGTCAATCAGGGCGGCATATACCGCATCCGTCATTGCATAAGGGGCGGTTTTATCGGAAGAACATTCGATTGTAACCGCCCGCTGATCGTTGGCATTGCTGGAAGAACACCATGAACGGTTTTTTTCCTCAACGCAAAGGGAAATTCGCCCATCCGTGCCAATGCCATAATTGCAGCTTGCCCCCCGTCCACCCGTGAAGCAATCACAAATTCTTTCACAAGAAAGCTGCCCTACTACACAATGGGGCGTGATCCGGTCAATACCGTGTGTTCTCTGCCCGCTGTGGTTCGGTGAAAGTTTGGTATAAACCACCAAAGGGGAATTACTCATTTTCTTTATCCTCACTTTCTGCCTTTTTCTTCAAAACCTCAATCGCCTTGACGATAACCGAAGGGATAGGCACACCCATCAGCCCCGCATTTTCGATAATGGAAATTGTTTCATTCGCAATGAAGGCGATCACAACCGCATCACGGATAAAATTAGAACCCATCACCAAATCAAGGCGACAAGCTACCAGCACCACAAGAAGGGTTACACCTTTACGGCAAAGCCCCTTCCACCCGGCACGGCTTTCAAGTGTTCCATCCGCTGTTTTCTCGCTTGCGTGGAACACCCCGGCAACAATAAGCCCGGTCAGGTAGTCAATACCCATGAAAATCATCAGTGTAATCAAAGCTGCATCCCACCCCCCAAACAGGGAAGCAATAACGCCGCCTACAACGCCGATTCCCGTACAAATTCCTTCTTTCATAACCTTATCTTCCTTTCTGTTTTAGATTTATAAGCAAAAACCCCTATACAGGGCTTTATATAAGCCTTATATAAGGGTTTTTAACCTATCTTTGATAGTTTGGTTAGGCTTTTACTTCCCAACCGTACACGCCCGGTTGCCACACATTATTATCAACGGTGGATTCCCAAAGCTGATTTTCAAAGGAAACAACATCACCCTTCATGTAGGCATACTTGTTTACAAGGTGTAAGAGGTTATTTCCATTAGAACGAGTGGGATTTCTCAAATCTATAACAGAAACATGGTAGCCATACCGCTTTGCAATGTTGCCATAATTTCGCATTACATCTCCCTTTGTATCGGTTGATAAAAATGACATTCCGCTTGCGCAGGCGTATTCAATACAGGGGTACAGCCAATAAGCTGTTTTACCTACACCTGCCGCACCAATCATTAACACATGAACATCGCCGGTGTCAACCATAGCAGTGGTATTGTGTTTGCCGCCTGTGCATCCTACCACAATGCCTTGCGGCAGAGCTTCTTCCGGCTGTTCTTTTTTCTTCCTTTTGAAAAGCCTACGCTTGACGATTCGTGATGCAGTCGGCGTTTCACCCTTTTCAGCTTGTTTGCGCCATTTATTTGGTGTAAACGGAATGTGCCGATAGGTTTTTCGTGTTTCCGATTTGGTTGCCCAACGGGCTGTACCGTGCTGACCGTCACCGACCGTTTTGGATTTGATATTATTCAGATTGTAAATGTGGGCAAGCAAAGTAACACTGCCGAGTACACAAAACATTACAACAGATACAAATATTAAAGTACCAATCCCTGACATTGGTTTTCCACCTCGCTTTCTTTTAATGATAAAGTTAAATCCTCGTTCCAATCCTTATGGATAGGGACGAGGATTTCTGATTGTATTCCTTTTTTGGTTAGCTTTTCGGATATCCGTTTGTTAGCGAGCTGTCCCGCTTCATCATTGTCAAGACAAAGGCAGACGCTATTGATATTCGAATTATCCTTTAGCATCTGCCACATTACTCGGTCAGACACACCACAGCAGGCGGCATAGCTATGATTTTTCCATCCGTCCTTATGCATTGAAATAAAGGACAGCATATCTATCGGTGCTTCAAATAAATATAGTCTGTCGCTCCTTCCATTCCAATGAAAGCTGTATTCGGGAATACAACTGTCGATGTTCCCTTTGAAAGAACTTGCCTGTCCCGTTCCTCTCTTATGCGCGTGCCGAGGATTACCGTTTTTATCAAAGCCGACAAATACAGCGTTATGGTACTCAGCTGATTCATAGATCATTCCCGCTTTCACAAAAGCACTCAGTACCTCGCTGTCAATACCTCTGTGCTTTATGAGATACGCATACACACGGCGCATATTATCATTTTTCGGCGGCAGTTCAAAGGGCTTTATTTCTTTTATGACAGGCGGTGAAGTAATAAGCGTACCGCTGCTACCGCTAAGCAGATATTCCATCGCTTCGGGGTAGGATTTGTTATAGAATCTGCGGACAAAGTCGATAGCATCACCGCCCTCTCTGTCATATTGATGAAACCACAGATTACCTCTTATGGTAACTTTCTGAGAACCATCTTTCCACTCAAATTCCTTGCCGGAGCGTTTCAGAGTTTCGCCTTGTGATTCTAATAGAGACACAAGGTCAGTCTGCCGAGCTTGTTCTTTCTGCTCGTCTGTAAAATGAATGTAGGTTGACATAGAGACTCCTTTCATAAAAATTTATTTTTGAAATAGGTTGAATTTATCCTATTTATTGTGTATAATATAGATGGAGGTGTTTTCAATGAATGTAAATACAAAAAATCTTGTTTCCATTACAGAAGCAAATCAAAATTTTTCAAGAGTAGCAAGACTCGTGGATGAAAACGGTGCTGCTGTTATTTTAAAAAACAATGTACCCCGTTATCTGATTGTTGAATTTGAGCAGGCGGAACAGGAGCAGCTTGCAGCAGATGAAGATGTGCTTTCAGTCTCAAAGCGTTTGATTGCAAAAAACAAACAAGCCTATGAGGTACTTGCCAAATGAAGAAGCTGACCAAAGAACAAGTCATTTTGCTTCACCGTGAACTGATAAAAGAAACAGGCGGAACAGACGGTATCCGTGACGAAGGACTTTTGGAATCAGCACTAAACGCTCCGTTCCAAAGCTTTGACGGTATGGATTCGTTTCCGTCTATACAGCAAAAAGCAGCAAGACTCGGTTTCGGCTTAATAAAAAACCATGCGTTTGTCGACGGAAACAAGCGTATCGGAACACATGCCATGCTTGTTTTTCTCATCCTAAACGATATTGATATTGACTATACACAGGAAGAATTATCAGATATAATTTCAAGTGTAGCGTCAGGAGATTGCTCTTTTGAAAGTTTGGTAAAATGGATTGTGAATCATCAAATCTAAAATAACGGCACAGTTTTTCGCTGTGCCGTTATTTTTATCCCTGTTTCAAACCGTGCGCCTGTTTCTTCTCGTCAATAATTCTCTTGAGTTTGCGGTCGATGGAATGCTGTTTTCCTCTGCGCTCATCTTCCAAACGGTTTTGAATGATACGGCTGATCTGACCGAGCAATCGGAGTGAACCGAGTGTTGCAGACCAGTTGCTGTTAGATTTAATACTGTGCAATAACTGTTGTGCATATTGATTGCCGTGTTCGGCTGATGCAGTAAGGTAAGCAATCGCTCTGTCATAGTCACATTCAACCTCTTTGCCGTAGAGATACATCTTGCCGAGCATATACTCTGCATAGTGGTTTCCGTTCTCAGCAGCAATTTCAAAATTGCGAATTGCCTTAGGAATATCTTTTACAGTGTTTTCGGTCAGCCGGATTTTGCCTGCAAGGTAAGCGGCATAAGGATTTTTCTGCTCTGCCACTTTTTCAAGATATTCTATTGCTTTCTTCAAATCCTGTGGTATCACTTCACCCTTGTATAACAGCTTGCCGAGTAAATACTGCGCAGGAGCAAAGCCACTGTCCGCCGATTCGGTAATCAGTTTTATTGCTTCGGGAATGTTTTGCAGAAATAAATCGCCGTCAAGATATGCTTTACCTAAGGTGTATTTGGCGTATCTATTGCCCTGATTTGAGGATTTTCGAAGCAAATCTTCCGCACGAATTAAATCTTGCTCTACATCTTCACCCTTGAGGTAAGTCTTGCCGAGCAGGTATTCTGCAAATTCATTGCCCTCGCTGACTGATTCTTCTAGCCATCGCAGAGCGTAGTCCACATTTTTTGGAACATCTTTGCCTTGCAAAAACATCTTGCCAAGACAGTATTTCGCAACACCGCATCCGAGTTTTGCAGATTCAATAAGAAATTCAACTGCCGTATTCGGATCATAGTTTTCATTATCACGATCAAGCAAACTTTTCGCTTTTTTGTAATACCGCCACATCAAAGATGTTTTTTCTTTATCTGTGAGCGGAGGTTGCCAGTCCACGGCATCTTCAAAAGAAAATCTGCCGTTCAGACGTTTGACCTCTTTGACGCACTCTCCGCGTAAACGATTGATACTTTCCTTATCAATATCATTGCTTGCGGCAAGTACGTTCATCATCATTGCCATTTCAACCGACAGTTTGAACAGTAAACGGGAGAGTCTGTTTTCCGTATCCGCAATCCTTGCACTGATTACAGATTCAAGTGCAGGCGTCAACATCTTACTGGTTTCCTTTGAATTCAGCCATGCGATATACATTTCTGTTGCATCGGATATGAACTCACTGCGAGAGGAAGCGTTGGTTTTCGATATATTCTCATCGCACCGTTCCAGAAGATTGCGGCTGATATAGATACCTGTCCTGACTGCGTCATTTCCGTTACTCATAGCATTTTCCTTTCCGGAATACCTTTTGTATTCCTGTATTTCTCTTTAAAATCGGCGTATTTCGGCACATGGGTATACCAACTTTAACACAAAGCGTAAATGGTAACACACTTTGAAGTTCCGAACGGCGTTGCCGGTCGGTGTAAAACGGCAGTAGCCGCATCCCAGCGGCATACAGCCTTTATCCTGCTTAATTTTCGACCCTCGAAAATCTTTAAAAGTGCCGTTCCCGTTCATCTGCAACACGTGCCGAATTTTGCCTGGATTTTGCCGATTTACGCACTATCGGCTACTTTCCCGACTTCAACGCCAAAGCCGTCACACAGGGCGGCATGGTGGCTCACAGGCGTGCCTTTTCTTTCTTAGGCAGCTTGCCGTCCAACCTGTCGAAGCAACTTTCGGTATATGACAGACCGTGTTCGGTCGCAATACGGTCAAGGATATAGAGCATATCTGTTTCTTTTAAACTGACCGAATCAGAGAGACCGTCATAATAAATCCACTCCGGTGCGTCGACATCATCTTTTACGAACACATCGTAACCGAGAAGCAGTTTATCACCGGAACGGTACAGCACAGCAGTCAGCCGTAGACATCCGACTGTGAGTGTTGCTGCAACCGTTTCGGAAAAATCATTGGGGATTTCTCGGCGAAGTTTTTTGATTTCCCATTCACTGAGGAATCGTTCATAGAAATACCGTCCGCCGAGATATTTCTGTAATTCCTTTTTACGATTCACAGCTGCATTCCCCCTGAAAAATAAAAGGGATCGTTTTCATCCATGTCTGGCTCATCCTCATCGGGTTCGTATTCGTCATCGTCTGCCGATTCGGATAAAAAGTCATTTTCATCTTCTGTATCAAACAGAGTTTGCTGAGAGTTCTGCTGACGGTAGGCAGAATAGAACCGTTCTGCGCTTTCTTTAACAGCTGTATTAAGCACATCTGTATTAAGTCCGCAATCATTATATTAAGATTGCTTCCGTAAGCAACATACAATCTTTTACTCATATATTTTTTCACTCCTTACATCTGCATTGAAAAAGCAGGAGCGTCCTGCTCCTGCTCATCGGTTTCTGAATTTGTTTCTTCTGCTAATTGTGTTTCCTGCTCCGCCAACCTTTTAGCCACAAGTCTTGCCTTTTGTGCTTCTGCCTGTGCAGGATCACGCCAAGCTATATTTCCGTCAAGATTTTTTTAAGAGATGCATCCTTGCAGTCTTGAATTCGTCACCTATTAAACCGAGGCGCAAAAGCCAAGTGCGGAAGGTATATTTCTCATTCTCCGGCTGAGTTTTAATGCTGGCTTCAAAGTAAAGAGCAAGGAAGCGTTTGATGTCCGCTTTTTTCATCCTCTGCACCTCAAAACCCTGCTCGGAGATGACTTTTTCGATACGGTTAGCAGTATCGAATGTCTGTTTATCCTTTGTGTTTTTCAGTCTTGCGATAAACAAAAACTGCCTTGCGGTAGCCATTTCCATTTGGATATGATCAAGAAAATCAATGTCCTTTTTAATAATCCTTCTGACTTTCGGATTGCGTTCTTCCGATAATCTCTCCTGTAAATATGATTTGTTATCATCAAAACACTCAGAAGAATCGGTGCAGGTGATTTCAATATCGGGAACGGCGGACAGCACCATCATCAAATGGCGGATTTTGATCTCAATATTGGTATGGGATAACACCGAGATATTGGTGGGTGAAACGAGATAAAATAAAAGCTCGTTCTTGTTCGTAGCGAGCCCATATTTTGTAAAGGTTTTGATACCGATTAAATCCTGTACAGAGTGTCCTTTTCTTTTTTTCTGTTGTTTTTCGTTCTTTGCCATAGCCTGCTCACCTCCAGTAGTATTCTTGTTGTGTGCTGATAAAATATCTGACAGCATATTTAATAAAATCAAGCACCGTTGTGTCATCCATACGGATAGTTAAAAATCCGTAACACAAGGTTACGGCGGCAGGGATTACAATTCTTGTCTGCACCAAAATCACTATGGATAAAAGTGTCGCAATACCCAATATGCAAAAATCTTTCAAACTCCAAAGCCACAAATTTGCAGCGGCCTTTAAGTTTTGGGGATATAAATATTGTGTCATTCGTTATCACCTCGCAAAATAAAAAAGACACCGTTTGCATAAAACGATGCCTTTTTAACCTGTTTTATTGTTTTTAAAGTATCAAGCCTGCCGACTGCTCTTCATCGTCGTCAATGTCTTCAGAGTTAATAATATCCTGAATAACCGCTTGACCGTTTAAAATGAAAGCCTTTATATATTCTTTATCTACATCAATGGGTATTTCATTTAAGCAATTGTCAATCAGTTCCTCTGTAATCTCGGGCAGTTTCATTTCTCTGTACATTTGACAGGCAGTATCATTTTCTTTAAGAAACTCACGAAAGAAGCGAATCAACCCGTCACCCTCACGGCTCACATTATCGGGGTAGCCTCTTGATATAAGCGCAATGTTGTTATCATAATTGGGAGCCATTGAAATAATTTCTCCGCTTTTAACATCCCGCAGAAATCCGAAATTTCCCGTATGCCTATCCATATTGTAACAAACGGAATCAAGCCAAATTATTTTCAGATACTGTTCTGCTAATTTAAGCGAAATATCATAAATCTTTTCAAAGCAGTCATTATAATCCTCGTTCTCTCCCATAATAGAGGAGATAGGCTCAAAGTTCTGCTTTGCACCGTTGGTAAAGTCGCTTGTACGAATATATCCATCGTGCATTTCATAATGTGCCATATCTAAACCCAGCTTTTCACCGAGAGTATAAATAAAAAGCTCTGAAAAATATTCACTGTCCGTTCCGCTTTTATACATCCACCATTTGCCGTCTATAAGCCGCCAGCATTTTTCATAGCTGCCTATATTAGTAAGCTCAGGTGTTCTTGAGGGTTTGCGTGAAAATCCGTTTGGGTCACCCCTAAGCGCAAGTGAATCAAAATAGTTTTCCTTAAAACGGATGTCTTCATACAGGGCCGTTGAGCCTTCCGGCTTAAACCAATATCGGTCTGTCACCGTTGCCGCATTGACGGATAATGCTGTCTGCGCATCATCAGCAGTGCGAAGACGTAAGGCTTTTTTCAAAAGCCGTGAATTTGTTCTGTGCGTGTCAATAGCACGGGAGGCAAGCCAGCCTTCCACGTACTTTGTTCTCTGCAAATACAAGGGAAGAAGACGTTCGTTGCATTCGGTGATTTCGCCATTTTTTACAGTAGCTATGATATTGTCTTCCAGCATAATATATCCCGTTATATTAAGCATATTTCTTGCCGCCTTTCTTTTAAGATTTGATTCCCGTATTCCTTCGGGGGTTTCTTTCAAAGCTTTCATTTCTTCTTGCAGTTGCTTTCGCTTTTCGACCTGCGACGTTATTTCTTCAAATTCAGAGGCCTTAATATATCTGCTCTTAAGCTTGCTGTTTTCCATCCATTGCAGATAAAACCGTTCTTTTCCGCAGATTATTTTCTTGGAGATATATCCTGTCGGCAGAGCTGAAAGTTCATTTTCAATTTGTTTAATGCGGTTAGTAATATCTTCCATTTCGCCGCCTCTTTTCTTCCGTTTTATTTAATGATATTATAACCTATATTTACACAAAAATCAATAGGTTATGATGAGCACAGATAAAAAACTCTTTTATTTTGCAGCTCTTGCTACACTGCGGCTTAAATTAACTGCCGTTGTAGTCGCATGAACAACGCTCATCATATTCACTTTTACACTTGAATCAAGACCGAACTGCTGCGCAATTCTCGGAACTTCATTTGCCGCAAGCATAATTCCCAAACCAAGTAGCATATTTGTGGGAAAGGTAAGCAGACCGAGAAACAATAGCGTTGTCTGCATAAATGCAGTGAGGCATATAGCCGCAACCTGTTTCATCCACTGGTTAAATCCGTCCGCATATCCTCTCGGAACAGAGAACATATACAGAGCGCCGACAGACATTTGAATCAGCAGTATTCCACCTCGCTTGATATTCGCAAAGAATATCTTTATAACGCAGTAAGCAAACGCTATGAGAGCAAGCAAATTAAACAGATTAAAACTCACCTGTGTTGATACTTCAAAACTGCCTTGCAGAACACTCATGCTTTGACTTGCCAGATCCAGCGACTGCGTTCCTGCAAAAATTCGTGACAAATCCTGCGAGAAAGTATTTTGCAGACTGATGCAGAACTTATATAACTCCACAGGCACAATCCCTATAAGCGAACAGGCAAAAAAGCCTTTTAAAATATTTATTGCCGTAGTCTTAATATTCGCTCTGCCGTTTTGGTATTCAATCGCCACATCGAATACGGCAACGACAACACCTGCGATAAAGAGCGCCCAGCCGAACAGCGTAAATAACTTTATCGTTGCCTTTACCCAATCAAGGTCAAAGATATCTGCACCCATATTGCCCATCATCGTGAAAAAGTCTGCAATGGAATATTTTCAAAGGTGAAGATACTGTTTTCATCTGATTGGGCAGTAAGGATTGCTTTTTCTGCTGTAAATTCAGTTTCATCCGCGCGGAACAAACCGAAGAGAACACCCTTGATTGGCTTTTGGGTTTCACGGTCAATTTTCAAGCCTTTCACAGTGCCGTAAATCAAACCATTTTTAATAGGCTCACCGTTATTTGCCTTAATTTCTACGAATGCAGTATCCTGACCTGCATACTCGAAAACTACAGGATATTTTTCATCTGAAAGGATATAGTGACTGTCTGTACTGAGTTCCTTGATATACAGCTTTGCGCCTACAGGGATATCTGTTGTAAACATGGCTTTGCCGTTTTCATCGCAGTTGATAATTTCAAGCAAACCGCCTTTTGGAATAACAGAACCGTCTGAGGCTGTCAAAGTTTCTTCGGCGAACAGTCCAAACTGCACGGAAAGGATTTCATTATTCATTCCGATTTTAAATTTTTCATCTTGTGAGAGAGCCTTACCAAGGCTGATTTCTGCCTTTTGACGTTCGTTATATACCTCAGCTGCGGTTTCGGTGATGCTTACGTCCTGTCCGGCATAGGTCAGCTCGACAGAATAAACTTCATCGCTGATTACCATGCCGAACGGTGCAATTTTTTCGCGCACCTCAAATTTTCCGAGATACAGCGGTTCGGTTGTGGCAGTTCCCGTACTGTCTGTTGTTATAGATGCCACGATGTCGCCCTTGGTATAGCGGAGTGTGCTGTCAAGTGTATAAATATCCTCTGCGGCGGTAATTTCAAAAACTGCGCCCTGTAAGCCTTTTACCTCATATACAGGCTGATACAATCCGTCAGACTCCAAAACAGAAGAGAACACCTCACCAGATTTACTTACGGTGATTGTACCTTTCTGCGGCGTATTGTGTTTCTCTACGGTAACAACTGTTTTGCTGCCGTCAACCTTAAACGGAACAGCATTCTTTCGGCGTAAGCTTACGCACTCTGCCGTAACGGACTATACCATGCCTGTCCTGAACGGTGAGCGTAAACATAGGCTCGTTTGGTTCTTTGATACGTCTGCCTTGCTGACGGACGGTTTCTTTTTCAGGTGTAAGGATAGCCCTTGGTTCGGATTCTATAAAGACACCGGAATGTTCGCCCTTGTGTTTGCTGATTCCCGAATCCTGCCTTGCAGTAATGCAACGGGCGGTATCCGTCAGCTTTACAAAAAAGAACATAGTAATTAAAAACTATGAAAACGTCAGAGGGCGTTAACCACCTCTGCCGTTTGTGTAGTTTTTATTATAAATAGATTAATTCCGCACAAACAATCTCGTTTGCTCTATTTTGAATGTTATTCATACGATCAACCCATTCCATTTGATTTTCAGCTTTGAGTTGTTCAGTTACATCTTCAGCCTCTTTAATCTGCTCAATAATTGTGTTGTACATCTGTTGGGCTTGAATTTCAATATTTGCAAGATACTGCCACAATTTATTCTATACGAGCAGGGTTGTAAATATCATTTTATTGTGTTTAAGAAGATAGTCCTTATGTAAAATTCCCCATTTGGCGAGAGTAATATTTGCTACTTCAGGCGGGAGCGTGAAATTTGGGATTTGATTATCACCAACCTGACGGTATGTTCTATCCATTTGCTCAAATAACGATTTTTCCATAGTGCTTTCCTCCTGTAATTTATTGTGATTTTATTTTACAAGAGAAAATAGAACATGCGAATGTGCCGATTATAGTTATGACAAAACCCGCTATCTTGGATTAATTTCCAAGATAGCGGGTTTTGTATTAGAGTTTACACCTCACGGCTAAACCGCCACTGAAAAAGTAGGTGTTTGTCCAATAACATTTTGGTGGAACATAACGCATGGTGTCCGAACACCTCTCCGTCAGCGGAAAGGCTGTCAAGGTCGGACAGTGTTACTGTGCGATTATCCCCCGAATAGTTGAATGTTATTGTAATTTTATCGTCGTAAAGGAAAATGGAATTCACGAATGTTTCTATAAGCTGCTTCTGGACTTCTCGGTCATTCAGGTCTTTATCCCGCATCCTGTGTAGGAAAAATAGAATGTGGTCGCGCGTGAGTTGCAATGATTTGGTATGCTCTATATCTGCAAGCTCCGCTTTGATTTCTTCACGGCGTGCGTCCAACTCATCCATACGCGTTTTAGTCGCTTCATTGAATATCCCCGCTTCGATTGCCTTAATGATATTTGCTATCGATTTTTCTACCTCTGACAAATCGCGATTGAGTGCTTCGGCAAAATCATTGTGGCTATTCTGCTCTTGATAGTATTGAAAAACACCGTCCGCAATCGTATTCAGAAGTTCCTCGTTCTTCAATATGGCGACTACGTTGTTCAGCACAATATTTTCTATCCATTCCTGCTGAACAGCGCGTTTGTCGCACGCTCGGTCTTTCTTTTTCTTATAACAGGTATAATAATTATACTTTTTGCACTTCCCTCTCCCGCTTTCACCAATCATTTTTGACCCGCAGTGTCCGCAGAATAATTTGTCTGTAAGAATATACTCCGTATGCGTCCAAGAATGTGACGGTGCCCGTTTATTCACTTTCAACATCTCCTGCACTTTATAAAATGTTTCTGTATCCACGATAGCGGGTATGCCACCTTCAACACGAACCAAGTCTTTATATTTGTACACACCTATATATTTTTCATTCCGCAACATCGTGTAAAGACTGTTATTCGTGAACTTCCCGCCCCGCAGTGTGCGCAGTCCCCTGCGGTTTAATTCTTTCACGATTTCTGTCACGGTTTGCCCCTGTGCATATAGCTCAAACACCAATCGAACTGTTGGCGCAGTCTCCGGGTCAACGATAAATTGTTTGGTAACAGGGTCTGTTTTATAGCCTAACGGTCTGTTTCCGCCTGTGCTTTGGCATTTTTCAGCACTCGCCCGTTGACCGCGCAAAATATTCTGCGAAAGCTGGAGACTGTAGTATTCTGCCATCCCCTCTAAAACGCTTTCCAAAATAACGCCCTCGGGACTGTCGGGAATCGCTTCTGCTACACGTACCACCTTTACGCCGTTCTTTTTGCAACGGTATTTGTTAAATGCGATTTCCTCACGGTTACGCCCGAAACGGTCAATTTTCCACAGTATGATTGTGTCAAATTGTCGTTTTGCCGTGTCCTTGAGCATCTCTTGAAACTGCTCTCGGTTATCGTTTTTGCCCGTCATAGCACGGTCAACATATTCCTTAATAATTGTAAGCCCGTGTTCCTCGGCATATCTGTAAGCCTCTGCAAGCTGACCTTCTATGCTCTGTTCTCCCTGTCTGTGGCTCGAATACCGAGCGTACACAACAGCTATTTTACTTCTACTCATTTTAAACATCCCCAATATTGTTCTTGCAGATAAAGTATGAGTTTCCTTTTTTCGTTTTCTGCACGCAATCGCGCTCTACAAGTTTTGCTATTAAATTTCGCAGTGTTGCTTTATCCTCTTCCGGAAAGACTTTATATATTTCTGTTTGCAAAAATCCTATTTCCGAGTTTTCTAAAATCCATGGAAGTATTACATCACGTATCTTCAGCGTTTGTTCTTTGTATCTATACACACTATCAATCCAACTAAAGCAGGCATTTTGCGAGTTGTGGCAAAACTCCCAGTTGTCTTGGAACCAAAGTTTGGCGCCCCTTGATCCATTGTAATGCCACGCCTTTGCGACATCAAATGCTTTTATACACTGTTGCAACAAATTAAGTTTTTCATCAAGGTTATCTGTCAGATAGGCTTGATGGTTAAGATCACAAAACACATCACATATTTTTTGAGACTTCAACCCGTATTTATCAGCAAATCGGAATTCAAGCTCTTTTTCAGCCTCTGTTCGGTGGAACTTCGGATTACTTGTTTGTTGCTCGGATTTTTTCGCTTGTTCATATCCGACATGCACCATATAGGCACAGTCTGCCTCGTTTAACAATTGGCCATCTGCTCTACCGATACACTTGTCGTTCTCATCGTGAATATACGTATCAGCAGGTATATCTGTGTTCTCATTTGTATACTTTGGGGTATTTTGTGTAGATTCTATCGTAACCGATATAGCAGAATCACCGTTTGATATTTCATCGACCATATGCCCCGATTGCTCATTAACAATCACATTTTCAGTATCATCAACAGCCTGCTTGTTGTTTTTCTGTCTATACAAATTTCCTTTCTTACGCTTCATAAAAAATAATAGGCTAATGGTTCCAAAAATAACAGCGCATATAGCCATCGGTACAACAATCGACTCATCCGTAAATATTAAAATAATATAGATGGCTGCCACAATTGCAAAAAAATATTGAAAAACTCGTAAAAACTTTTTCATAAATTCCCTCATAGTAAAACTCAATTATAACTTCTGTAGTTTCCAATATTTACCTGTATCTTTTTATTAAAAACACCTCTAAGATTAAATAGAGGTGATAAAAATGGAAAAAGACAACAAAAAATTTATTATTCCGTACAAAAGGTATACGGAGATACGTGACGCGGATTGGCAACTGATTCTTGACTTAAAAATCAAAGAGTTGCCAGTGAAAATTTCAGAGATTCTTTCTGTGTTAGGTATTAAGGCGTATACATATAAAGAAAACTACAGAAACTTAGTGCATTTTGGATTAGAAGATGTTATGAAATCATGTGACGCATTTACGTTACATTTAAACGGTCAATACATAATCTTCTACGATGAATCAAAGTTACCCGAACGCATTCGCTTTACTTTAGCACATGAGTTAGGGCATATTATACTTGGTTCGGGATTTAAAAAAACACAAACAGGTATGTTGATAACAACAAGAAATTCCGAACCGTCTGAAAATGATTCTCCAGAGGAAACAGAAGCAAATATGTTTGCGGCTCGATTGCTCGCACCATCCTGCGTATTACACGAACTAAAACTATTCACGGCAGAGGACATTATGAAATATTGTGATATAACACAAACTGCCGCAAACTTTAGATTGAAACGGTTGATGCTTTTGGAAAACCGAAACGAGCGCTTTCTTCGGGAACGTGGACACGGCTGTTATTACATCAGCCCTCTTGAGCAAAAGGTACGGCAACAATTTGATGAATATATCAATACCGTCCTGAAGTATCGGGGTTAAGGTTCTTTAAAAACTCGTCAATTTCTTCCTGTGTTTTTACGAGTGTTCCGCGTTCGCCTGTTTCAGAACGGGCAACATAAGGAATTTCGACAAGATTATCTTTACTGTCTGTAATGGTAGCATTTTTGTTGCCATTGTGGGCAGTTTTTTTTATTTGATATACATTTGCACCCGTACTATCACTATTGATCCCCAATAATGTATTAACAGCTGTTTGCATTTCGGGATGATTGCGGTACGCAGTGATTAACTTAATTTCATTTTCCGAAAAATCTTTTTCAGCACTATTGATTTTAAGTGGATGCGGTATGTCTATAACACCGAGTAAATAGTCTGCAGATACGTTAAGCAATCGTGCGGCACCTGCTACTATATCACCATTTGGGGTGTTTCCCTTTTTCTTAAAAATCGATATATTTGCGCGACTACAACCTATTTGCTGTGCAGTACTTTCAGATCCAGGCTCAACGCCACTTATCCTACAACGCTCTGCGTAGCGTTCATAAAATGTCACAAATTTCAACTTCCTTCTACGATTTGTGAAAAGTTAAAATATTTTAACAACCCCTATTGACAAGCTAAACACACTTAGCTATAATATTAGTGAGAGTTAAATATTTTTAACAGCAAGAAACCAAGCCCAGCCATATAAGAAGCTGTGCAACGATATTTTGATTTCTGACACATTCATCATATCACAACAGTTAAAGAAATTCAACTCTTTTAATGAAAAATGATCGAAAGGAGGAGAACGATGGTTGAAAAGTGGGTGATTGATGTAATTACCGATTTGCGATTACTTGGGGTCACACAAAAGAAATTTGCCGAGATGTGTGGTTACTCTGAGGCGTATATGAGTCAAGTTTTACGTGGAAAAAAGAACACAAAACAGGCCAAAGAAAACATCCAGCACGTATTACAAAAACTGAAAAAGGAGGTGAATACATGAACCCCGCTGTTATTCCCGAACCGAAAACAGGAAAACTCGAAGGCATTGAACTGCGAATTTTGTGTGCACGAATTTGTGCGGGTATCCAAAAATTTTATGAAGACCCTGAAAATATCCGTGCATTTGAAGAATGGAAAGCAAAACGGCAAGAAGGAACAAAACCGCAAAATAATAATTGTGCAAGCACCTAAAGCCGTCCACAGTTAAGAAAAAAAAATAACTGTCGGCAGCTGGCAGAAATACATATTGTGTTGTGCGTTTCAGCGGAAAAGGATGCGGTTAGATGTTGGTTGTGCCTTTTTCGTCGTATTCTTTCCGATACCGTCCGTCAGCATCGTGCAAGGCATATTGTTTCAGTATGTTCAAATCAATATCCAATATGTCCGCAAGTGCGGTGGCTGTACGCAGTCCGACTTCGGCTTCGCCGTACTCAACCGTGTGCATATGCCGAACGGTAATGTCTGCCAGTTCCGCAAGAGCTTGTTGCGTGTAATCTTTTTCGGCGCGCTTTTCCTGCACGATGCGCCCGAATTCGTTTTGCAACGACATAAAAACACCCCCTCTCTGTCAGAGGTATTGTATATCGTTGCGAAATGCCACTACATGAGAAATTGTTCAGATGCAGAGGAATGTCAATCGATTCCGACAAAAAGAAGGTGAAAGGATGATAGAAAAAACCGTACTCGAAGCGGCGGGGACGCTGTTCCTCATATACATGCTGATTCACGAAAAGGATTTGATTGCGTTTGAGCAGAACGCCGCACGGAAGCTGCGTAGGGCCGTCAACCATGCAAAATATAAAATACACGAAACGGTGCAGGACGTGAAAGCGATTCGCCGCGCATGCCGTCGGCAGAATATTACAGCCCGTGAGCTTTGGCAGCGGGCACATAACAAGGAGATGTAAAAATGACAGAATTGATTAAGGTCAACTACGACAGCGACAGACCGACAGTGCTCGGCAGAGATTTACATGAATTTTTAGGTGTAAATAGTAACTATACAACATGGTTTAGCCGTATGCGTGAATATGGTTTTACAGAGAAAGTGGATTTTGAAACTTGCTTTCCAAATTTGGAAAGCGAAAAACACGGTGGGCAAAACCGTGTTGACCACCAACTCACCATCGAAATGGCAAAAGAACTTTGCATGCTTCAGCGGAACGAAAAAGGAAAGATTGCACGGCAGTACTTCATCAATCTTGAAACTGCGTGGAATACGCCCGAAATGATTATGTCCCGTGCGCTGAAAATGGCTGAAAAACAAATCAGCAAATTACAGCTTGTCAACTCCGATTTAACGGTTAAGAATCAAATCATGTTGCCGAAAGCAGAATACTTTGACGAATTGGTTGAGCGAAACACACTGACCAGTTTCAGAGAGACCGCAAAGGAACTTCGTATAAAAGAGCGCGACTTCATTCAGTTTCTTTTTGAAAAGAAATACATATACCGTGACAAGAAAGGCAAGCTGATGCCCTACGCCGACAAAAATGACGGTTTGTTTGAACTCAAAGAATGTTACAACGAAAAAACTAAGTGGTCGGGTACGCAAACGCTCATCACACCCAAAGGTCGCGAAACATTCCGTTTGCTTTGCATCGGTGCTGCGTGAAGGAGGGGTTGCTTTATGGGAAAATTATCAGAAATCTGCAAACAAGAAAATGTGCAGATTAAACGAGCCAAAGTAGAAGACTTATATGAAATTTGCGAGGGTAAAGTTAACGGTGGATGCGCAGTTAGAAGGCAGGGTCAAAACTTTATCGTGCTTGATGCGAACCTCAAAGGGTATGAAAAGATGCTTGTCCTTGCACATGAAATGGCACATCACATTTTCGGGCATCTCGACAAAGATGAAATTACCGAACAAATGGAAGATGAAGCAAGACTGTTTTCCGTTGTGTATGCGGCATTGTATATGTTCGCAGAAAACGGGGTGAATGCGTGATGAGTGAGTTACAGCTAATCAAATCTGCAAAGTTCGGTGAGATACAGGCAGATATTTACAGCCGAAATGATGAACCGTATATGACGGCTGAACAGCTCGGGAGTTGTTTAGGTTATTCAAATGCTCGAAAAAGTATTAACACTATTGTAAATAGAAATCAATATCTAAAAGAGAAAGAATTTTCAGCCGGTATCAAAATGATATCGCCTCGTGGTGACACTCAAAACACCCGCATTTTTACCGAAGACGGTATATATGAAGTCACGATGCTTGCCAAAACAGAGAAAGCTAAAGAATTTCGCGCGTGGGTACGCAAGTTGTTGAAATCTCTGCGCAAGGGTGATGCAAAGCTTGTGAGTATGACTGAATACCAACAAATGATGATGCAGACCCGCGCCGAGAACGCCAAAATCCGAAAGGCACAAATCTTAACGCGCCTTGCGAATCAGTACGACGGTACATACAAACAGGTTCTGAACGCCCACGCCACAAAGGAATTGACTGGTGAATATCTGTTGCCCCTTCCGCAGTTGCCCGATAAAACCTATTCCGCTTCCGAACTCGGCGCAATGCTTGGTGTGTCTGCAAATAAAATCGGCACACTCGCGAACCGCCACAATCTGAAAACGGAACAATACGGTTCTTGGTTTAACGATAAAGCAAAGCACTGTAACAAAGAGGTGCAGTCTTTCCGCTATTATTCGTCCGTGATTCCTGTTCTGCAGGAGTTTTTGAAGCACTGTACCGAAGAATTTTAAAAGGGAGGCATTTCATGTCTGAAAAATTTGATTATACGGATTTGGAGTTTGTCCTTGTGGGGCTCAGAACCGCAAAAGATTTGATTAAAATCACGCTTGAAAATTTGTTTGATACAAATCCTGAAAATTTAAGTCCGTGGGCAATACAGTACAGCGCGCCTTTGGAGGCTTCCGTCGATATTCTTGATAGGGAAACGGACCGAATCAGTCAAATCTGCAAAGCATTGTATGAAACGGATTGCCAGGAAAATCCGAAGGTGGAAAAATGAGTGGGTTTTTAACCAACGAGGATTTAGAGAGCCTTTCCGCCGATGAACTGATAGCATCGGTGGATAAAGACAGTATTTTCTTTGACGAGGTATACATCCGCATATTTGAATTTGAGAATCAAATCGAAAAAACGAAATACATTGCACGCTTGCGGCTTAAAGCAAAAGAGCTGAAAATCAGCCCGAAAGATTTTGAAGATATGCTCCGGCATTGGCAGGCAAAGTATATCAACGACACCAAAGACGGCGTATACAACAATACCCATTTCACCGACAGTCCGATTCCGTCCCTGCGCTGCGGGGCGTGGGAGGCGGACGATAAGGGCGTACGCAAGGAGAATTTGGGTACAGCCTGTACGCACCCGATTGTCCCCGTAGAACGGCTGTACAACCTCGATACGGAAACCGAGAAGCTGAAGCTTGCGTTCTTCAAGGACAGGCGCTGGCAGTATGTGACGGTTGACCGTGCGGTGTGCGCCGACAAAAGCTCTATTGTGAAAAGCCTTGCTAACCGCGGGGTGGAAGTCACCTCGAAAAATGCGGGCGCATTGGTGGAATACATATCGGATGTGGTCACGTTAAATCCGCAGGACATTCCGCGCCGCGATTCCGTGAACCGTATGGGCTGGATTACCCCGAAAACCTTTATGCCGTATGATGAAAACATACAGTACGACGGCGACCAATCTTTCAGCGGGCTGTATGAATCCGTTACGCAAAAAGGCGATTTTGACGAGTGGGTGGATTATTGCACGAGGCTTCGTGCCGAAAGTATTTATCTGCGTCTGCAAATGGCGGCTTCGTTTGCTTCGCCCTTGCTTGAAAAGATACAGGCACTGCCGTTCATTTTTCATCTTTGGGGCGGTACGGGGACGGGCAAAACCGTCGGGCTGATGGTGGCAATGTCTGTATGGGGCAATCCGCGTGTCGGGAAACTCGTTCGCACCATGGATATGACCGCGAACAATATGGCACTGATTGCGTCGTTTCTCAATTCTCTGCCGTTTGCAGGCGACGAACTGCAAATCATCAAACGCCGCTGGGGTTCAAATTATGACGATATTGTGATGTTTCTCTGTGAGGGCGTTGACCGCGGGCGGAATACCTCGCGTTCCACGGCAGAACGGCTCAAAACGTGGAACAATGCGTTTCTGTTCACAGGGGAAGAGCCGATAACCAAAACCAATTCGGGCGGCGGTGTAAAAAACCGTGTGATTGAAGCGTATGTAGAGGACAAGGTCGTATCCGACGGCAATTCGGTTGTTTCCTTTGTCACAGAGCATTACGGCACGGCAGGGGCGGAATTTATTCGGTATATTCAAAAAGCCGATATACGGGCGCTCAGAAAGCGTTACAGCGAGCTTTTCAAAGCCTTGCTGTACACTTACGACGCAACCGAAAAACAGGCGATGTCTTTAGCTGTGATGCTTTTGGCGGACGAAATCGCACGGGAAATCATTTTTATTACGGAAGAACCGATTCCGATAGATTCCCTCGGCAAATTCCTTATCAGCGAAAAAGACGTAGACATCACCGAACGGGCATACGATTTTATTGTTGACCTCGTATCGCGCAATCTGAACCGTTTCCGAGACGATGAAAACAACCGCGGCGAGATTTGGGGCAAAATCGAAAACGGCATAGTCATCATCAACCGCGGCGTATTGCAGGAGCAGTTAGACAAAGGCGGATTCGATATGACCGCGACGCTAAAAAAACTGAATGCGAAAGGGTGTTTGGTTCGCAGCACACAGGGGCGTTTTACACACCAAACAAAAGTATTCGGGCAAAAAGCGAATTATATCAAGATAACCGTTGATTCTGACGCAAAGAAACTTTGCGAAGCCGATTTCGATTTTCCGTTTTAGAAAGGCAGGATGTTTATATGCAAAACAAACAAGATATCCCGAATAACGTAAATCAAAGACCAGACGCGTCTGAATGGGCTTTTAAAGATAATTACATTGCATATGTTCTCCACTGTGGCGAATCCTTAGATAATTTGATTTCATTTTCTGATTATGTTGAACAGGAAATGCAGCATCTTTCTGTTCCGACAGAGCTCGGCAAACGTATTCGAATGGAGCGAAAAAAACTGGGGACGAATGGTGAACAATTTTCAGTAGAATGCGGAATTAATAAAAATACGCTTTCCGCAATTGAAAGTTGCAAACGTCCGCCGAATCTGAATACACTTATCCGAATCGCGGATACGCTCGGTATGTCCTTAGATACGCTTATCGGGCGGACGGTCAGCACCGAACGGCGGGACAAAATACTCGCTCATCAGACTATGCTCGGAAGAAAAATGCATCCTGAATACTTTGAGCAGAAGATTCGACCCGAGATTGAAAAACGCAGAAAGGCGCGGGAGATGTGCGAAAATGTTTAACATCCCCCCAAAAGTCTTACAAACAGGTAAAAAGTCTTACGAAAATTTTTGTAAGGTAAGACTACTTTACAGGCTGATGTAAAACGCTCAAACCCATTGATATATATAGAATTATAATAATTTATTTTTATTATATTTATATAGGGTCTTACAGTCTTACGTGTCTTACGTTGGTATGTGTCTCGTATAGGGATGTATATGTTACGCGTACGATACGCGTATAAATAATAACGTGTAACGTATGCGTAACGTCGCGTTCCTATAAATAACCACACACACTATGCAAATTTACGTAAGACTGTAAGACCCCACGTAGAATCAAGGGTTTCAAGGTTTTTCATCGTAAGACGGTCTTACATAAAATGAAAGACAATTTAAGAAAAGAGGCGTTTTTATGCAAAAAATAAATTCAACAGCATCTGCAAATACAAAATACGGCATATGGACGATTGATTCCGAAAGCGGACAAGCCTATTGCTCTGTGTGCCATGAAAGGCCCTTAAGCATCACAGCCACCGACGGAGATGTTTTTACTGTACTGCCAAACTTCTGCCCTCATTGCGGGGCGAGAATGGATGGAGAGACAGCTCTATGAGGAAACCGTTAATTCCACTGTATATTGCAGAAAAAGAGTATGGGTTTAAACCTGTGAAACGACCAAGATATGTTTCGGTTGGATACTGCCAATGGTGTGGGAGAAAAATCACTGCTCCACGGCGGCAATCATTTTGTTCTAACGATTGTTCAGATTCGTATTATAAGCTTGTTGTGTGGGGGCGGACGCGCAGCGGATACAGCAATCACATTGTTTGGCGAGATAACTGCACATGTCAAGATTGCGGGGCATTCATGGCGTACCAAAATGAACATGGAATTTATATTCCGTTAGAAATCGGTGCGGAAGTACATCACATCCTACCTGTTAGCATGGGCGGAAAAGACAATCCCGAAAATCTAATTACATTGTGTCATGCGTGTCACATGAAACGACACAGAAAAGATACGAGCGGAGGAAATAAAAATGCGTGAGATTTTATTCAGGGGTTTTCACAAGGATAAAAACGGCAAACAAAAAGTATTTGTCAACGGCGAGTGGATTCGCGGCGAATGGGTTGAAGGGAACTATATATATTTGCACAAGACAATATACTGCCTCGAGGGTGACACGGAACATGATAAAGAAAATGAGATACATCAGATTGTTTTCGAGCAGATGACGGATTGGGATTTGCCAAACAAGCATTTAAAAGTCGATGTTATCCCCGAAACCGTCGGGCAGTACACAGGCTTAACCGATAAAAACGGCACGAAGATTTTCGAGGGGGATATTTTAGCAACACCGGTGGATTATCTCGGTGTGGTAATGGATATTATCGAATACAAGAACGGTTCTTTTGTCTGCAGTAACGGCTCACGCAGTAAACCGCATCTGCAAAACGGCAGATTTTCTAAAATCATCGGCAACATCCACGACAATCCCGAACTGTTGGACGGTGCGGACAATGGATAATCCGTTGTTGGGGTTGTCGGTAGTGGATAACTCCTTATTCCGCAAACGTGTAACGGAATTTTTGGGGAATTATTTAAATTATGATGACAGTCTTGCGTGTTATAAAGGTACACTTCCACTAACTATTCTTCAAGAATGTGTACAGTATTTGTTTAGCAAACACGTGTTTGTATCCATCCGCGATATGCAAAAGACCGCTCTTAGAGAGTGTTCCGTGTTTCTGTCCTATGATTTGTTTGAAACGTATTTGGAAGGATTGAATAAAAATGGATAACACCTGCGAAACTTGCCGTTGGTACGACAATTTTACGGGCGCGTGCTGTAACGACCAAAGTCCGCACTGCGCGGATTTTACCGACAGCACATTTTCCTGTGCGTTTTGGGAGGAGAAAAGCACATGAAAAAACAACAGTGCAAACGGATTGTTTACACTGTTGTCAATGATAATTACAGTTCTTTCGATTCGGGTACAAATCTGTACGGGTCTAATTTCAGCACTTGGCATATGAGCAGAGCAATGCGCAAACTTGCCCCTCGAATGCTCCGTTCTCCGCTCTCAAGCCGTTGATACTGCCGAAGCTGAATAGATGCTAAATCTGCAACCCGCTGTTGTGTTAATCCTAATTCTTTGCGGCGATTCTGCAAAATATGGTGTTCCATTTCGGCGCACTCGTATTCTTCGCCGTTAATCCGCTCCGTGCGGGGCGTGTAAGTATCATTGTACATAGTTTCTCACCTCACCAAATTACGACCAAACGGTCAATACGATTGTATAACACATAAGCACAAAAGTCAAGGAGCGAAATCAAATATGAATTTTAAAACTAAATTGCAAATACTCGTAGAAAAGATTACAGGCAAATGTTGTGAAAAATGCAAGCACAATCGCAACGGGATTTGTACCCACCATAAAAATACAGATTGTTGCAAACGGATATTTCCTATACATTGGGAAAAGAAATGAGGTGACAAAGAATGAATTCAACATCTTTAAAGCCGTTAAAGCCCTGCCCGTTCTGTGGGAGCGAAGCTATATTTATATGGGATGGGAAAGATTCGTCACATGAATATGAAAAAATCGGAGCCGATTTTGAAATATGTTGTAAAAAATGTGGTGCGAAGATTCAGAAGAAATATAAAATCGAGATTCTTTTAAAAAGAGACGGCACGATTGAGTTCCTAAAGAACGAAAGAGATTTGGCTGTATCTGATTGGAATGTGAGGCGGTGAACAGCAAATGACCTTAAAAGAATTAAATAACCTGCGCGGCATAGAAAGTGAAATCAGTATGATTATCAAAAACATTGCCGAACTGCGTACACAGGCAGAACATATTACGCCGAATATCACAACATACACCCATACGAATCCGAAAACAGGACAAAAAGAAACCTGCGTCTTACCGAGTGCGGGGGGAACAGGTTCTGCACATAGTCGCGCGGAAATATTTACTGAACTGATTTCCGAGGAAGAGAAAATATTACATCAGGCACTAACGAAGCGACTAACTGAACGCAGAAAACTTCTTGTTTTTATTGAGACAATCCCCGATAGCCAAACGCGAAAAATATTTCGGTATCGCTTTGTAGACTTGCTTTCATGGGGCAAGGTTGCCCGAAATATCGGTGGCGGGAACACTTCTGACAGTGTGCGAATGCAAGTTATGAGATTTTTAGAGAATCAGTAAACTTGTTCGTTTTGTTCGCTTCCTATGTGCTAAAATGATATTGTAAGAAAGTATAAAGAGACAGCACATTGATTTTGTGTTGTCTCTTTTCATTTGCTTTGAGGTGGTGATTATGGCAAAGCTTACAGACAAACAGCGGAAAAAGATAATAGCCGAACACATTGAGGGTGCGTCTATTCGTGCGCTTGCGGCGAAATACAAGGTCAGCACAACGACGATTCAGCGCACCGTACACAGTGACACGGAATTTGCACAAAAGGTCACAGAGAAAAAAGAGGCAAACGGGAAGCAGGTTCTGGCGCATATGGACGAGAAAAAAGAACAGGTCTGCACCATTGTCGATAAAATTCTTCTGCAACTGGGCAACGAGGAAAAAATCGCGTCCACGCCCTTAAATCAGCTTGCCACTACGATGGGCATACTGATTGACAAATTCACGGCGAACGAGGTCTCCAAAGCGAACGCGGCGGAAGAAAACAACCTTGCAGGCGCGATTGCCGCGGCGGCGAAGCGCATAGGAGAGAAAAAGGATGCAGTATGAAGCTTTCAGTGAAAAACAGCTTGTTTCTATGCTGTGGTGGAATATGCCGCAGTATAAAGATAAGGAGGGCATTATCTGTGACGGCTCCGTGCGTTCAGGCAAAACGCTGACAATGACAAACGGCTTTGTGCTGTGGTCTATGACGAATTTCAACAATCAGATATTCGCACTTTGCGGCAAAACGATTGAATCTCTGCGCCGCAATGTAGTAACACCGATGCAGGATTGGCTGCGCGGTGTAGTAATCATTAAGGAATACCGCAGTATCAATGCACTGGATATTTACTACAGCGGACACAAAAACAGATATTACCTATTCGGCGGACGGGATGAATCGTCCGCTTCTTTAATTCAGGGAATTACACTTGCGGGGCTTCTCTTGGATGAAGTTGCACTGATGCCGCGTTCCTTTGTGGAACAGGCAGTCGCACGGTGTTCCGTGCCGAACTCTAAGCTGTGGTTTAACTGCAATCCCGACGGTCCCGAACATTGGTTTTACAAGGAATGGGTCAAAAAGCCGAAAGAAAAGCACATATTACATCTGCATTTTACAATGGAGGACAACCCCAGCCTTGCACCGGAAATACGGGAGCGTTATGAAAATATGTATTCCGGCGTTTTCTATGACCGTTTCATTCGCGGGCTTTGGCGCGTTGCCGAGGGGCTTGTCTACCCGAACTTTACAAAAACAAAATGCGTGGTGTCCGACGCTCCCGACTACGGCGACTATTACATATCCGTGGACTACGGCACGCTGAATCCGTTCTCGGCGGGGCTTTGGGTGCTCTGCAACGGCACGGCGACGCGTATTGCCGAGTTTTACTATAACGGCAGAGAAGCGGGCGCGCAGATGACCGATGAAGAATATTATCAGGCGGTGCGCACCCTTGCGGGGGATAAAGCCATTAACTGTATTGTGGTTGACCCGTCTGCCGCGTCGTTTATCGAGTGTATACGGCGGCACGGCGAATACATTGTGCGCAAGGCGAGAAACGATGTGCTGGACGGGATTCGCACCGTCGGCAATATGCTCCAAAGCGGCACAATCAAGATTCACGAAAACTGCAAAGACGCGATTCGCGAATTCCGTCTGTACCGCTGGGACGAGCAAAAGACAACGGATGCGGTTATCAAGGAAAACGACCACGCAATGGACGATATTCGGTATTTCTGCTATACGGTACTGCGCAGAGAATTACAGTATGACGAGTGGTGATTATGGGCGTTAAAGATTTTTTATTCCATTTACAAA